CGGCGCCGAAGCCTGACGCGACGTCAAGGCATCGAAGGCGCGGCGGCGGAAGTCTTCGACCGACTCGCCATTCGTGATGGCGGCGGCAACGTCTGTGGCCGGGAGCGCCGCTCGCGTGCCGATCTCGTTGATGGCGGCGACGCGCGTGCGCTCCGTGCGGATCGCCGCGTCGGCGGCCTGAGCCGCGGCAGCGGGGGATGCCGGCGCTGCGCGCTCGGCTGCCTCGGCCGCAGTGATCTGGCGCTGCACGTCCTCGGCCTGGCGGACCAGCTCGTCATGCTCGCCCTCGATGCGGCGCACGTCCGCCTCGGGCAGTCCGTCGACGAGCTCGGCCAGCTTGGCGGCGATGCGGGTGGTCAGCTCGCCGTGGGTGGCGCGCAGGCCGGCCAGGGCGGTGGCCATCTGGAGGCTTTCCACCGGATTGGCGGTCGGCCAGTTGAAGAGTGCGGTCACAGCCGCCTGGGCATCCGGGACGGCGAGCAGCGTGGTGACGGCGAGCGCAGCAAGGACAGCGACCGCCGCGATCGACAGGCGATAGGCCTTCATCGTGGTTCTCCTGAGACGATTGAACGGGGCAAACGTGCCGTAGCCCTGCTGCCCCGAGGTGCAGGCGGCGCTGAAACGACGGTGTTAGCGAATGGCCGCGAGGCCACGCGCCTGCATGCGCAACCGGGCCCTCGCGGTCGCGACCGCGCTGGCGCCGACGATGCGGCAGGGATAGAGCGCCTCCTCCCGGTTCGGCAGGCTGCGGAACTGGGCGCCGGCGTCGAAGCCGACCGGCACGGCCGAGAGCTCGTAGGGCTCCCAGTCGGTGACGCGCCAGAGCGGCACCGCCCCGTCGCGCTCGGTCTTCTCGATCGTATGCCGGACGTAGCCGACCGACATGTTGCGGATGATCCGGTCGCGGATCTTCTGCACGATGTCGGCGTCGCCGGCGGCGCGGCTGAGCTGCACCTGGGCAGTGCCCATGCCGTTGGCGATGCGGGCCGAGCCCGGGACGACGCAGCCGATCACGGCGGCGCAGCTGTAGCCGGCATGGGCGTCGAGCAGCGAAGCGCCCGCATTGAGGCGGGCCAGGCGAACGGCGTTCGGCGAGACGACCAGCTCCTCGTCATAGGCGCCCTCCGACCAGGACACCCGGCGACCGGTCGCGCCGGTCGTCCAGCAGCAGTCCATCGTATAGTCGGACTCGTTGAAGGTGTCGGCGCGCAGCTCGGCGTCGCGCCGCATCATCGGCAGATCGATGATCTGGGTCATTCTTCGTCCTCGTCGTCCGGGGTCTCGTCCGGCGTTTCGGGTGGGTCGTCGCTTTCGGCGGGCGCAGCGGCCGGTGCCCTGGCCGACGCCGCGCCGGGCGCGGCCTTGCGCGGATCGATGTCGAGCACGATCCCGTTCTCGTCGCAGAACTTCCAGAAGGCCTGGCTGTCCTTGACGACCTTCTTCCAGTCCCGCCCCCACTGGGAGATGAACTCCTGCGGCGACAGGCGGCCGGCGCGGACCGCGGCGACGTCGGCGTCCATGTCCTTCTTGCGGTCGATCGGCTCGTGCGCCGGCGGTACCCAGTCGCGGGCATAGCCGTCGGCCCGCGGCCGAAGGCTGCCCGCCAGGATGGCGCGGTCGATGAAGCGGTCGGCGACGCGGTTGCAGCGCGGCACGACATCGTGCCACTGCACCTGCTCCACCAGCCGCCGATGCTCGATCTTGCCGGCGTTGAGCGAGGAGTAATTGGCCTGGCGCAGGTCGCCGGTGATCTGGTCGTAAGTGTGGCCGGTGCCGGCCGCCATCGCCATCAGCGTCGAGATCGCCACCGATTCGAACTGCGTCGACGTCTTCGGCTCGACGAACTTGATGTCCTGGCCGGCCTTGAGCTGCAGCATCATGCCGGGCTCGGGCAGCATGGTCAGGTCGCCGGTATCGGGATCGATCGCCTGCCCCATGTTGACGGCGGCGCCGCCGGTGTTGGTGATGATGCCGCCGAACGAGGCCTCGACGCCGGACTTCACCAGCGTGTTCTGCATCAGCTCGGCGAGGTCCTTGGCCGGCAGCAACACCGGCGCCAGCCAGGTGACGCCGCGCAACTGCCCGATGCGGAGCGGCCGGTAGAGGTGCACGACCTGGTCGCGCGGCACGTAGTTCGACGTGTAGCCCGCCGCCGTCCAGCTCGCGATCGCCTCGCCCGGATGATTCTCGTGCAGCCAGTAGCCTTCGCGGCGCGCCCACGGACCGAGACGGATCCCGAGGCGCGTCCGCTGGCCCTCGACGGTGCCGTCGCGGCTGGAGTCGATATGGTCGCCCTCGAGGAGCTGCAGCCGCAGCGGCGTCAGGCGATCCTCGGCCAGGCGCACGTCGACGAAGCGCAGCAGCGCCTCCCCGCCTTCGATCATCGAGCGGACCCACAGGGCCTGCAGGGCGTAGAAGTCGAGCTCGCCCTCGGCGTCGGCCCTGCCCGTCCACGCCTCCCACAGCGCCCGCACCTGGTTGTCGACCCGGTCGGAGCCGGTGTTCCACACCGGCGTGATCCCGGTGCCAACCACATGGCGCACCATGACGTCGACGATCGCGTGACCGTGCGGCGTGTTGCGCACCATCGACCGCGCCCGGTCGCGCAGCGGACGAAGCGCGCCGCCGATCTCGGCATTGGCCGAGCTCCCCCGGCCGGCAAAGCCCTGGCGGCGCGGGCCCGACATGGCGCCGTCATACTGGCGCAGCAGCAGGCGGGCCTGGGCGCGCTTCACGCCGAGCCGCGGCGAGAAGAACCCGATGGCGCGGTCGAGCGCGTTCACTGCACCCGCCCCGCATAGATGACCTGGCTGGCCGCGGACTCGCCCGAGACGTCTGCGCGCATGCGGTCCAGCAGCTTCAGCATCTCGTCGAGCGAATGATATTCGACGGTGCCGCTGGCGTAGGCGACGCGCCGGACGCCGCTCTTGATCGCACCCTCGAGGGCGGTGACGTCTGCGGTGGTCCAGCTGGTCGTCATCGGCGGTTCCACCATCCCTGGGTCCGCGCTCGCCAAGCGGCGCGCGGCGGCGTGTTGGTCGAGGCCGCCTTGTCGGCGGCCTTGCGTTTGTCGATCGCTGCCTGCGCATCCTTCGTGTCGACGACGGCCGCGACGGGTCGCGGCGTGAAGAGCGTCGGCAGGGTCATTTCCGGCGGCAGCCCGCGGCGCTGCGCGAGCTGGCCCCACTGATCCGGCGTCATCGAGCCGAGGCCGAGATATTCCGCCAGGGCCCGGCAGCCGACCCGGCAGTCGAGGAAGTGGTTCTCGCGCGTCTTGTCCCAGCGACGGCCGCGAACGATTCCCCGCACCTTGATGTCGGTCAGCTGCTCGGCGGTGAGCTGCTTGAAGTAGACCTCGTCATTCCACTTGCCGAAGTGGCAGTAGCTGTCGGGCGCCGTGGCGATCGTCGCGCCCTCCGGGATCTCGACGCGCAGGTCGCTGTAGACCGTGGCCTTCAGCGGCCAGGTGCCGAGGCCCCAGACCTTGACGCCCTGCTTCACCTTCTGGCCGTCGAGATCGATGTCGCGCAGCTTCGGCTGACCGAGAGCCGGGCGCCCCCAGCCGTCGAGACCATCGGTCGCCAGGATCACCTCGCGGCCCGTGTCCGGGTGGGCGCGCTGCGCCCTGCGCACCCAGTCGTAGACGACGTGGGTGCGGAAGCCGGTGTCGATGCCGAGCGCGTCCAGGCGGCGCTCGCCGCCGAACGCATCCGGGAATTTGCGATCTATGGTCTCTCGCTTCAGCTGCTCGAAGACGGCGCCGTCGCTCCGGGCGGTATCGCCGTCGACATACAGGGCATCGACCGACCAGCTCTCGCCGTTCGGCGCATAGGCCACGATCTCGACCCACAGGCCGCGCATCTGCACGTCAGCAAAGCCGACCAGCAGCAGCCCCCTCGCCGGCACGTGGCCGCGCAGGAGGTGCGGCTCGACCCGGGCCTGCAGCTTTTCCCATTCCGGCGCGTCGCCGCGGAACCGGTAGGGCAGCGCGTAATCCAGGTTGAACAGCGACTTCTTGTCGGATTCCGACTTCGCCCCGATCACGTCCTCGGCGATCGCCTCGTAGCTCATGTTGAGCGAGACGAAGGCGTCGTAGTGGAAGCCGGCATGGTGCGGCACGTCGCGCGTCGGGATCCATTGTCCCCCGCGCACCGCGACGACCCGCTCGGCCTCGCTGATATGGTGGCCGCACTCGTGCTCGTAGACCGAGCGGTGCGGGTGCTTCAGATCGACGATCAGCCGGTCGCGGTCATGGATGAACCGCTGGCCGCACTCCGGGCAGGTCACATTGTAGAAGCGCTGGTCGCTGCGCCGGAAATGACGGTCTATCCGGCAGTGTCCCTCGGCCTCGCCTTCATCGTCGCCGCTGTCGACCTCCGGCGTCGAGAACTGGAAGATCTTCCAGTTGCGGTGCCGGCGGAACGAGGTGAAGCGACCGAAGAACAGCTTCTCCGGGTCGCCGTAGCCCGGAATGTCCTGCCACTTGCTGACCTCGTCCTTGATGCCGAAGCGCGTGGTGCGCATCGACAGGTCCATGACGGCATTGGCGTTCGCGAGCGCCAGGTAGCCGCCGATGAACTTCTTCTCGTAGGTCGTCGAGCTTTGCCCGGCGCGCGACGTCTGCGGCAGGATGACGGTTCGCTTCGCCTCCTTCTGGAAGGCGTCGATCAGCGGCTGCAGCTTGGTCGAGTTGAGGTCGCGCAGCGCGTCGAGGCCCGGCAGGCCGTACAGCGTGTTCGCCGGCATGCGGTCGGCGATGTAGAGGGCCCACGATTCCGCCAGCGTCGTGACGCCGGACTGCTGGCACTTGCGGACCGAGATCTCGTTGGCCGGGTGTTCCTCGTTGAGGCACTCGGCGATGCCGCGCAGCGCCGGCGCGTTGGCGAAGGAGAACGGCTCGCCGGCCATGGCGCCGTCGATGATGACGATGTTGCGCTCGATCCAGACCTCGAACGGCAGCGGCTCGGGTGGACGGATGCAGGTTTCCAGCATCCGCGCCACCAGGCGCAGGGCGCCGGGATGGGCGCTCATGGTTCGTCGTCCGGCTCGGTCTCCGGGGCACCCGAGGCGAGATCGGCAAGGGCGTCGGCGATGTCGGTCTTGGTCCGCTGGATCAGCTTCTTGACCTCGATGCGAAGCCCGGCCGTTCCATCCTTGGCCACCGCGGCGGCCATGTCGTCGACGCCGCCCATGAACCGGTCGACGGCCCGCACGATTCGCTCGCCACACTCCGTCAGGGCATCGGCCAGCTTGTCGGTCCGAACGACCCGCCCCTGCTCCTCGAGGAGCCGCAGCTTGGCGCGCTCGGCCTCCGTCCAGGTCTTCTGGCGCAGCGCCTCGTCGTAGGTCTCGCCGTTCGCGACCGGCGGCGGCAGCGATGCCGCCGGCGCCTGAGCCTTGGACGGATCCGCGACCCGCGCCTTCAGCTCGTCGTACTGGACCGAATGCACCAGGGCGACGCGGCCTTGCCCATCCAGCTCGACGTGCAGCCCGAGGTCGCGCAGCTGCTTCACGCGCCGCGATACCGCGGGCTTGGACACGCCGTCGCGCGCCGCCAGGTCGGCGATGCTCAGCATGACCGCACGCGGCGGCGGCGTTGCAGCGTTAACGTCCGTTTCACCAGTCGTTAACATCGTTAACCGTGAATTCAGGGCACCCCGACTGGCAAAAAGCCTCGGTTCGAATTGCCCGTGGGGAGGGGGTTGCGGGAAGGACCCGCGACGGTCTCGCGGGTGCGAGATCGGTGGGCCGCATGCGTCTCGCGGGTGCGGGATCAGCGGATCAGCTTGGCGAGGGACTCGGACATGAAGCGGAGGGCGACGCGGTTGAAGGCGCGCTCGCCGACGCCATAGAAGTCGTAGCGCTTCTCGTAGGAAGCTTTGCTCACGAACACGAACACGACACCGAGCATCCCGTTGGGCAGGTGCCAGTAGACACCGGGCTTCAGGTTGTTGCTGCCCTTCTTCGGGACGAAGAAGTAGTTGCTCTTCCTCGCGCCGGTCCGCTTGCCGCGCCGGTTGGCCCGGTAGCCCTGCTCACCGAAGGCCCGCAGGTCCGACAGCATGCGCACGATGAACGGACCCGGCACGTTGCCGTGCGCATCGAGCGGCGCCTGGCGTCCCGGCACGGCGACCCAGCCCGGCGGCATCAGGCCCTTGGCCTGCAGCGCCTTCTCCATGCGCTTCAGGCGCCGCGGCCCGCCCCCGATCTCGGCCGCCAGGAAGTCCGCAGCGGGAATGCCCTTGCCGCCGAACTCCTCAAGCCATACGCGGAACACCGGACGCTCCGCCGTCGGATTTCGCCAGCGCAGACCGCCGAGCGCCCAGCGCGTCGGCCGATCGAAGACCTCTTCCATTTCCGACCGCAGCGCGGCGTGAACGTAACTGCCCGTCCGCTTCGCCGCATCGACCTGCGCCCTGGGCAGGTGCTTCTTCTGCAGGTCGCTCAGATGCGCCCGGACGAGCGCGCCGGTCGACCTGATGTCGAACGTCAGCACTAGGCGAGGACGGCGCCCGAATCGTAGGAGCCCGACAGGATCTTCACGGCGTTGCTGCCAACACCCACCGCCAGCGGCGTCACCTTGTTGGTCGACCCCAGGTCGGCCACCGGATTGATCCCGCCCGCGCCCGAGCCGATCGCATAGACCGTGCCGGCCGCCGGAGCCGCACCCGCACCCAGCGTCACCTTGGCCCCCGGCAGCGCCACGACGCCCTGCTGGCCGTCGCTACCGCCCGAGAGCGCGATGCCGTAGCCGTCGGCACCGGCTTCCGCCGCCGTGCCGTCGCACTGCGCCAGCTTCCACTTGCCGTCGGTGGCGAAGTAGACCGCCTGCCCCTGGGTGATGGTGGCGCCGAAGATGCCGGTGATGGTCGGACCCGAGACGAGCAGCACCTGCGCTGCCGTGATGGATAGCGCGCTCATGGAAGCCCTCGCGGATTCTGGTCAAAAAGAAGGGCCGCTCCAGCGAATGCGCTGTGCGGCCCGACGATGCCTGAAAGATGGCCTGATTCTGGAAACGGTGGAAGCGCCGTCGCGCGCCTCAGCGCATATTCCTGTGGATGAGTTCCCGCGCCCGCTCGATGTCGGCCGCGTCCGGCTTCCAGCCGTAGCCGTTCCACGCGGCGACGAGGATGGTCAGCATCTGCTGGACGCGCTTGCCGGCATGGGTGTGGGAGCAGCAGAGCTGCTTCGCGATCTCCCGGTGCGGCAGTTTCACGGCGATCGACCACACGAGGATGCGCTGAAGCCGCGACTGGCGCTTCACCAGATCGTCGAGCACCAGCAGGGCCGCATTGTAGTCAGCTCGAGCCACCGGAACGCGCATCGGATCGGCCGGCATGTCCTTGAAGATTTCCCGCACCGGCGTCGGCATGCACGACCGCTCCTTGCCGGGCCGCGTGTCCGGATCGTGCGGCAGGCGCCGGAACACCTCGGCCATGCGCTGCAGCCTGGCCCGCACGGTCAGCGGGCACCACGGATCGCCCAGCTCGGGCGGCTTGGGCGGTTCCTGCGCCGGCTTCCTCGCCACGAACCGCGCCCTTGCCCGCGTGCGCGTCGCCGCATCCAGCCCGATCTCGACCTCGACGTCCTGCCCGCTTCGATCCATCACGTCCATCGCCGCCCCCGATCCGTTGCCGTTGCGCACGCCGTCACCACCC